ATGAGTGATTTAAAAGACTTGGATACACTCCTTTCAGGGTTAGAGGAGAAAAAGCCAGAGGTTCCCCTTCCCTCTCTGGAAGAGCAAAAGAAGATTGCACAAGAGCTGAAAGAGCTTGAAGCACGCGGCGAGCTGTCGCCGGAAATCATGGAAAAGCACTTCGCTAAAATCTGTCCTGAGTAATATAAGGCGAGGTATTTCCTCGCTTTTTTCTTCAAATGGCGGAAAATTCCGATGAAAACGAATGACGTTGTAGGCTCTGTATAATCATGGAGTTACAGATCGTTTTGGAGGGACTTTCCGTCGATCCACGTCATTTCATCACCGCTAACTCATTGATTTTCCGTTTTCCAGATATCCTGAGGACATAACCCTCTTCTGACAACATATGTGTCGCTGTTTCTACAATCCATTCCCCATTCACGCCTTCACGAATGCCCGATAAGACCAGTGGCGTCTCAGCTAGAATATCTGCCCTGCCCGGCAGTTCAATATCGAGCCTTGCTTTGCCCGTGGCGAACTGTCTTCGTTGCGCCTCAGCAGCCTGTTTGGCATCAGCCTCATCTTTGTACAAGGTCCGCAAGGTATAAACGGGCTCTCCCTCACCTGCCGTCACCGTGTGTTCCTTTGCCTCAGCCACATCTCGGTATCGTGCCACCACGGATTGATAGCCATCTCGCTCGGTCAGGCTGACTTCCCAATTTGTTAGGTCAGGTTTGCTTAACGTGATGGCTGGTAATCGCCGACCGCTGGCCGTTTTCGACTCCCCGCGTTTAACTAACAATAAATGCTCTCCGACAGGCTTGGCAATCGCCCCCAGTTTTCGGCCCAAGCGGGTCAGCAGCTGCAGGTCACTCTCATTGCTTTGGTGCACCACCTCATAATCAATCGCCGTTAAGTCCTTCCCGAGCTTGGCCGTCAGTTGATGTTCATCGGCAATGGTGGTGAGAATATGGTCCAGCAGAATACGCCGGACGGGCTTACCGGCTTGTTGCCATGTCCGTGTTTTGGGGACTTTAAGCGCCTTGTGCATGTCGGCGGCTTTCCCTCTGAGGGTTAGCGTGTTCGGTGGCCCGCTCAGTGTTATCTCATCCACCACGTATTCGCCCATCAAAGAGAGGCCCGTTTCCTGATACCCCATCGACACGGTGAGTCTTGCCCCTGTTCGGGGCAGTGCAAGCGCGTGCTCTTCATCATCCAGCCTTATTTCCACGCTGTCTGATTGAATACCTGCATGGTCTGTCACCGTGAGTCGGAGAAGCCGCTTGGCAATCAAAGCAGTGATGTCACTGCCATCGGCCACTATCTGGCAACGCGGCGTCAATCCCACAGCTTGAGCCCCTGTGAAGCGGGCGGTGTCACCATCGGTAATTCGATATTCAGACCCGCGGGTAAAACAGGGCCATGTTGTGACAAGTGGGGATTAGCAGCAAGAACGGACTCCACTGCGCCAGACAGCAGGCCATAATGTCGCCACACCAGTGCATCGAGGACATCCCCGTCTTGAGTGACAATCTTCATTGCCCTGTCTCCCTGAACGGGTACCAGTCATTGACCCGGGCGTTACGCCCTGCCTGATGTTTTCGCAAGGTCAGCGAGAATCGAATGGCTGAAGGCGTACCGTCTTTGGCAAAGGTGTGCTGGTTTTCCCTCACCACATCAATCACCCAACGGCCGAGCACTTTGCCGGTGCCTTCGACCAACAGCAGCGGCTCACCGCGTCCGGCCTCACGCCTCAAGCTCTCCAACTGGCCAAGGCCTCCGCGATAATGCGGGTAAATCACGCCATCAAGGTCGAGTTTATCCTCGCCGGGGCCAATAAACTGGAGGGCAGGTTGCTCGACCAGCCGTGCCTGCTCTCCCCACCGGTATCGGGTCTCCCGCGATTTCCCCTCATAGGCCGCCGTATCCAGACTGAAACGGTAACGCCCTAACATCAGCATCATGGCATTACGTTCTCCTGATAATCGAACAAGGCACCACGCTGTCTCGCCTGCGTCTCCCGCTCCTTCATCCGCATCTCTTCTTGCACAATCCGCCTTGCCAGCCTCTCACCATCTTCGCCCGGTTGCTGCACCACGGTGATGGTGTTGTGCTGCTCGAACTGCGAAACGTGTTGAGGGGCGTTTGGAACCGTCGGGATTGACGGCGATTCTGTTGTTGTTGACGGTAAAGAAGCCATTGTTGACGGCGGGATGTCACTGTCATCACTCGGACCGAATGCCCAGTCAATGGCTGCTGTGACTGCCCTTTGGTGTCTTGCCATGCCCCATCCATGGCGTCACCGACCGAATCGCCTATGCCGGTCACCACCCCGATGTTCTCCCCAATCCACTGGATCGCCTCTTGCAATGACTGAAGCGGTGCCAAGGCAGCGGAGAATGCATCGCTCAACCATTGCCCGGCCATGCGACCTGCTGCCCGACGGTATCGAACAGCGCCAAAAGCGGAGTCATCATCGGTACTAATTGGCTGACCGCTTCCGTCACCCATTGCCACGCGAACGACAGCGCCATGATGGCCTCTCGAATCGGCAGCAGTGCTATAACCCACTGAGAAAACTGGCTTGACCATGTCAACGCCAACTCGATGCCGGTCTGGATAAACGCAATCAAGGCCCCGAACGGAGACAGCAATGCGGTTATTCCCTCAGCAACAACGCGGCCGAAGGTTTGCCCGGCAGACGTGGCTTTGTTCAGGGCTTCGGTGGTGGCGGCAGTCGGCGTGAACAATGAAGAGAGACTGTCAGAAAGCCAGCTCACCGCCTCCCCAATGGCCGTAAACACCGGGCCCAACGGCGCAAACATCGTCTTTATTGGGGCTGCTGCCTCACGAAACCCGGAGACCACACCAAGGCTGAAGGCTTTTATCTCCTGCCAAAAAGCCATCACCACTCCGACAGCAACCGTGACCGCGGTGATAATGAGGCCAATGGGACTCGCCGCAAAGACCACCCGAAGCACCGAGCCTGCCCGCATCAGAAGGTTGAGCTTGGACAGAAGAAAACCGATCCCGTTTTTAGCGAGCCGGATAAGCTGAAACGCAAACCCACCCAAGGCTTTCATCGTCATCAATACCGACACCACAAACTTACTGGCCATCAATCCGGCCAATGCCAACAACAGTGGCTGCCATCCGCCCAGTGCCTCGGCGACGCTTCCCGCTGCCCACGCAATGTCCCGCGATACCGCTACGGCTGCGGTCCCAAATTGCCAGAGGGCTTTGAGCCCGGTGATGAGCGATTCTGATAACCGTTTGGCGTAGGCTTCCAACTGCCCGCTGTCGGCCATGGCATTGATAGTGGCGAGAATGTGCCTGAGTTTACCTCTCATAAAGTCGAACACCCCGGCTTCCATCACCATATTGGTAAAGCGGGTCCATTGGTCGGAAAGGTTGGAGACCATGCCGGACCACGTTCTCGACAAGCGGTCCATGGCACCGGAGTATTTCTGGTCAAAGATTTCTGACAGTGCCTCTTCAATGGCCCGTCGATCGTTCTTGTCGACATCCACGGATTGTTGCTGGCCATCCTTACCGGTGAAAGCATAAGTGATGGTGTCGCCTTCCGTGCTGGCTTTGATCCCAAACTCTTTCAGCCGTTCATTTTCCCCTGTGACCGCATCAGCAATGGCTTCCACGGCCTGCATCAAATCTTTACCCATGGCGGAGGAGGTGTTGCCGAGGGTCATCAGAAGGCCATTGGTCGGATCCATGCCGTAGGCACGAAGCTTCACAAAGGCCTCATTGACCTCGGCCAGTTCATACGGGGTTTTGGTGGCAAAGTCACTGACCCACTGCATCGCCTGCCGGGCTTTCTCGCTGCTGCCTTCGGTCGTTTCAAGGATGGTCTGGAAGCGTTCAAACTCGGCGGCCGTATCGACAAACTGACTTTTAAAGCCCCACCCCGCAAGGCCTGCCACCACGCCCAGTTTTAAGCCCAGTGAAGCAGCTTCACTGCTGGCATTGCCAAGGTGGGAGGCAAGACCCGCTACTTGTCTGTTTAACCTTGTCAGCGAATCCGTGACCAGTTTGTGTTTGATGAGCACGCGGTTGGCGGCGTCGGTCCGTTTTCGAAGCGACTCCTGCCGTCTGGCAAAGGCTTCAGCCGCAGAGCCCGCACCGTGGTAAGTCCCGGAGAGTTTCTCGGTATTTTTTCGAATCCGTCGCAGTGGCTCGGTGATCTTATCGACCGCCTTGAGCACCACGGACACGGCCATGTCAGCCATGGTGACCTCCTGCCCGTTTACAGGCTTCCCGGTGCCAACGACTCAGGTCGGCCAGTTCCAGCTCCCAAAGTTCAGAGGGAGGCCAGTGGAATACAGTGGCTAAATCGGCGAGGACGCCGAAGAGGTGGTCACCGGGGCAGAGGCCGATAAAAAACCGGCCACTACCTCGCTGATGGCCTGAAAATCACTGGCGTCCAGCTCCTCAATAGCATGCGGGGGAAGCTCCGCCAGATGAGCAATCAGTCCCATCGACTTAGCAATTTCTCCACCTTTCGCGGTTTCCATGTGTTTGAGGTCCCGGGCTTTGGGTCGCCTCAGCGTCACCTGCGACAACAGCTCGCCTTCTACCTCAATGGGGTAATTCAGGGTCACGACTTCCATGGCCTAAAGTCCTATGTGTTTGCGGGTATCAGCCAGCTGGTCGACGCCATTAATTTTGCGCACCATGTTAGCGACATCAATTTCGTGCAGGTCTTCCCCATTGACGGTCAGGCGGTAATACCGCAGGGACATCGACACTTTAAGCGGGGTGTTATCGCCACTTTTCCAACTGCCAAAGTCCATTTCGGTGACAATGCCCCTAAGCGTCGCCACGACGGGAAACTCGGTCCCATCGTCTTCGTTGATCACCGCGCCTCTGACCGTAAGGGGAATGGCATGGCCTGCCTTGAGGCCAAAGCTCGTGAGGACATTCTTGTCGAATTTGGACAACGAAAAGTCGCTCTCGAGTTTCTCCATGCCCATGTCGATATCAATCGGCACGTTCATCCCGCCACCGCGGTATTCCTCGGTTTTGAGTTTCAGTTTGGGCAGGTTGAGCTCATCAATGACCCCGGCATACCCTTTGCCGTTTACATAGAGGTTCATCTCCCTCAGCGTATCTTTGAACATCAGACGATCTCCTCCAGATAGTCATTGACCAGACTCGACCGGAAGGTGATGTGTTCGGCCGGGTAAGGGGGCGTGAAATCAAAGTCGAAGAAGACTTTACCCTGTGCAATGTTCGATGGTGTATTGAGATCCGGGTCAGCCCAACATTCGCCACCGAGGATGGCTCCAAGGGCCTTGAGGTCGCGCAAATACGCATTGACCCCTTCGGTCACGTCTTCGAGGTAGGTGGCCGTAATGTTCTGGTCCACCGCCCACATATGGGCCCGCAATAAACTCTCGTTGATCATGTCTGCGGTGCGCCTGACCGACAGGAACGCCCACTTGGGGTCACTCGAGCAGGTGCGGTTACCCCAAAGGCGAAAGCCATCTTTTCGGATGACAGTAGCCACGTCATTTTCGTTGAGGTAATTGGCGCGGGCATTGGTATCCCCGAGGTAAAGTCGATAGGTCTTTCCGTGCCCGTAATGCCATAAATTTCAAGGTTCGACGGTGACCACCAAAAGCCACGGTCATTGTCCGATCGTGCAATCAGTCCGGCTACTCGTGCGCTCATCGGCTCGACAGATTCTTTGGCCGAGACGGTATCGAACACTTTGGCTTTGGGGTCGACCACGTAGACGCGGCCGCTGCCGAAGTTCTGCCGATAGGCAATGGCATCCGCATCTTGGGTGCTGGGGCCATCCGCGATGATCACCGCTCGCAACCTGTCAGCAATACCCATCATGTCAGCGACCACGGCCTGCTCACTGGTAAAGCCGGGAGCAATCAGGATTTTAGGCGCAACACCAAGGACAGATTCGGCCGCCAGTAAGGCTTGTACGCTTCATAATCGCCAGTGTCGGCATCAACGCCGCCAATCACGTTGGCCAGCTGCTGGTTAGCGTCTTTGTCATGTTCAACGCGAATGACCACCACCATGGCCCCTGCCTGATCGAAAATGCCATCGACAGCAGAGGGTAAACTGCCTGCGATGCCAAGGGGCGCGGCTTCTGTGCGTTTACCGGCAATCAGGACCGGCGTATTAAGGGGGAAGATGGCGGTATCAGCATTCGGTGCAGTACCGACAAGGCCAATAACAGCACTTTTGACGGTGCGGATAGGACGTGGTCCGCCGTTAAGCTCGACCACCTCCACCCCGTGGAGGAACTGTCCGGGCATGTGTTGTCCTCAGGTTGGGAGCAAATGATCCCAGAGGATGCACCGGACAGGCATTATTGGTTAGGTGAAATGCTGCACTTGGACAACCAATCAAGGCGCTCTAGGAGGAGTGTTTGACATCATCACAATCAGAAATGACAAGCACTAACCTTGCAATCGATTTTTCATTTAAGTCAAACCACTCAAAGTCGAGTTTTGCTCCGTTCTCCATGACTTTTTTTACCCCAGAACTACTGCATATATCATTGATGAACTTGTCTTTTGCATTCCATGGCAAGTTGACATCATCTGCCACTTTCGACTGGTATGTATATTCATATTTCAAAGAGTCAAAAGTGGCATAAACCCCAATACCTTTTGGCCGAATTAAACCTTTGTATTTTGTATCTTCGACTGTTTTTCTCTCAACAGATAGTTGTTGATTAATGTAGGCAGAACGAACAAACCATTGCTGCAACTCCTCATCGAATTCGTCAGCGAGGGAACGGACTAGTTTTTTTGAGTGCTTATTCAGCTTTGATATTTTCTTTGTCCTTTCAGAATCCCGATTTTCCGGGTAGCCGGGAAACACTATTTCAAAACACTTTCGAGCTCTATCAGTGGTATTTTCTCGAAATTCTTTTTTTGGAACAAAGTATCTCGAAATACCTGAAACATAGATACTCTCACAGTCCTCAGATTTATATACTTCGAGTACATTTTTCATTTCTTCTTCATTGAAGGCTTCTTTCAGTGCTTCGATTTTTTTTAACTTATACTTCTCCGAGTATATATAAGTGCGGAAATACTCCTTCAATGTTGGCAATTGATAGCTATATGTTCCGGCCGGTTCATCTTTTTCAAAAATGTTTTTGATGACAAACTTTGCGCTGAGTTGTGAAAGCTCGTCTAAGGATTTTTCCGTATGATATGCATTGAAGAATTCGGTATACGGATCTTTGTCAGACTTTGAAAAGGCAGTGCTAGAAGTTGAAAAGATGATGGCGAGAAAAAATAGATTTAGGCACCGACGTAGATTTGTCATTTGTATTTCCTTTCTTTAGAAAAGAAAGGGTATTCAAATGCGGTATCGGTGCCTACTTATCGGTCCAATTTATGCGGTCAATATGGTTTTTTTGCTAGCTTTGCCCCAATACCTCAGCCACTGCCGTTGCCCGTGATTCGATGTCCTCGACCACCGACTCGAGGCCTTTCACCTGAAACGGCAGTTTTACTTCCCCACTCTCGACTTTGGTCAGGAACGAAGAGGCAAGGTCATTGAAAGGGCCAGCTGCCTCCCTCACCTCAGCCAACGTGCTGGCTGCATTGAGTTTGACCACCAACTGACAGAAACCAAACAGCAGTAATTGGACGCCATCGGCAGTGGTACCGAGGAGAGAAGCTTGATCACCCGCTTCATCCTCAATTTTCTCGCGAATGGCCGTCGTGACCTCAAACTTGGTTTCCGGCTCTAGAGACACATCTTCGGGTAAGATTTCGTGGCCCAGTGTTTCCTGAACAATACTGAGTGCATCTAAAAACGCTATAGCACCATTGAAGTTAGCGATAGTCTGGCCCTGATAGTTAATACGCATTACTTACTTCTCCGGTTAATGATGGTCGCAGCGTCTCCCTCACTAAGAATTGGAAGTACGTTGATCATGGCAATGAACAACTCGCATTCCTCAGCGTGGTCGATATTGATGTTCATGTAGTTGCCACACACCTCACTTTGGCCCACGTTCTGGTCAATGAAATGCCATGTGCGGATGGAAGGGACGTTAATCTGACCACCATCGTCGGTGAGACCAAAGTCAAAGCTAAGTGGACCTTTATTCACATATACATAGGAACGGAAACGGCTTTTATGGCGTTTGTACGTTTCAATCATTCGGAACATGCAGGAATTGGCATAGTTGTGGCGCTCTCCTGCGGGTTTGTATATCCGCAAAATATGACCACCCGGCGTTCCTCCCCACCCATCAGCAAGACCACCTCGGCGGACCCTAGGCCCTTTGTTGTAGCGGCCAAAATAGTAAGGGTTGGCTTTGGTGGCATCATGAATGGAGGACGAAGCGGAAGCAGGCTTTTCTGGGACATACGGCCCTTCAAAGCCTTTGGTAAAAGGATGAACCGCTTCAATGGTGACACTACCGCGTGTTCCCCACCCCTCTAATGGACCATTACCGAGGTCGTGCATGAAGGGGTTGTAATTAAGTGGCATGGCCATGAGGTGATCGCGTTGATGAACAAAACCGCTGCTGGTTCGCCAGCTTTGAAACTCCCTCTCAGCTCGCGCGACCCTCTCATCGATATGGCGGATTTTTCCATCCACTGAATCGGTCAGCCGGTTAGTGGCTTTCACCAGATCCGCTATGTCTTTCTCAAGGGACATAATGCCTCCTATCCTAGTTTGTCTGTCAGGTAGCGGCGCATGCATCAATCTGCACGGTCGCGGTCTGGGCCTGCAGCGTGGTTCGCCACAGGGCATCGTGTTCAAGGTCGTCTTTCAATGTCAGGTACCGGCGCAGGTGGTCAACATGGGTCGCTGCCATTTTTGCCAGCTCCGGGGCCACCAACAGGTTCAAGTCTGCGCCTCGGTCAATGATGGTGACCGAGTCAGCGGGGACGCCAGCCAGCACTACATCAAAGGCCAGTAAGAGGTCTATCTCGGGAGATTTGTAGGCCAGCGCTTTGCCGGGTTCGGAATAAACCGCGAATAATGTTCCGTCCTCGAGGAAAAAGCCCACTTCACGCAC